ATTCATCGAAGCGGCGCAAAATCCGACCACCCTTGATATTTCGTACTCTAAATTTAACTTTCATCGTGTTTCCTTAAAATTAAAATCAAGCCAGCATCGCCCGTTTGGACAACGCCTTATACTCATTGCTTTGCGGGTAACGCTCCAGCCATCTTTGCGCCTGCGGCGGCAAATCCGTCTGACCGCAAAGACGCTGATACAGCGCAAACCGCTCCGATGCTTCGGACGGTACCGACCAGCCCGCGGCAGCTTCCGTTTCAGACGGCATTTCCACCGTCTTCACTGCCACAGCCTCGACCGTTAAATCATCCTCACGGCTTCGGCGTGCTGCCAATTCGGCAGCCTTAGCCTTGATTTGGCCCATACCAAACACCACTCCCCCGATATTGACCGAGTCCTGATGTTCGATGATCGGTACGCGGCGTTCTTTCAAGATGTTTTGCTGTTGCAGCTCGTTGCGTTTCAGACGCTCGTCGTTGCGTTTGTCTTCCGCGCGTTCCAAGACGCTGACAGGCATATAATCCGTCGAGTTGCCATGCCATTCCGCTTTGCAGATAAGGCGGCCGACATCGTCGTAAATCCAAACCCAAAGCGCGTCCTGCACATCGTAGCCGACCCGGACCGTTTCGCCGTTGAACTCCATCAGTTCGGCGGAATAATAGGTATTGCTGAACAGCGACACCTCCCCGCGCCGTACCGTACGCATCACCTGCGGTCGGAACAGATACCCTTCCTCCTCCGGCGACACCCTCGGTGGCTCGCCAAACTCCGCCACCTTCAAAGCCCAAAACTCATTAGGCGACATATGCCGGCGTTTGCCCTCGCGGTCGGTAAACTTAGGCAGCGAACGGTGCGGTCGGTCGTTGTATTCGTCCACCACCCGTTCGATATAGCCCTTAAACTCATCCCAAGTCGGAATCGGCGAATTCAAAATCTTCCCGTGCAGGCGGACTTCCTTACGCGACAGCTTAAACAGCTTCTGCCGCGCCTCATCGTCCATATTTTTCCCCACAAAAGACGGCAGGTTCGCCGCCGCCCGCGTGAAAATATTATGGCTGCGTTCCGACGCGCCCTTCGCTTGCGAGTTATAAGCCCGCGAATGCGTCATCGTCATGCCCAGCCTGCCCATCAGACCTGTTGCCTCATCCGTCATCATCAAGTTTTCAAAGCCACGACCCCAGTCCACATACCAAAGCGCACCGATGGCCGCACGGCTC